CCGTCTGTGGAAAGACCTGTAACATCAGTTGTGGACAAGATATTGACCTTGATGTTTGCAACACTTCCACCAGACCCAGAAGGAAGATTTAACTCATGAATCTTATAGATGTTGTCAACAAATGTTGTACCAATTCCGACGGTGAAGTTGTCATGATTATCAATAGAAGTTACTCCAGATCCAATATGTGTATTTGAAATAACGATTGGATAACCAGTATCAAGACCAACAAAAGTGCTTGAGGAGGAGAGGAAGAATTGAAGTGCCAGGTCGGTGCCGATACCAGCAGTAGTTGTGATACCAGTGACAATACCAGCGAAACCTGATACGGTCGTGACATCTTCAATATTCTCAAGAGTTGCAACCTGAATTGGTGCAATAACTTTTGGTGGATTTGTTCCTGTGTATCCAATACCGCCGTTTGTGATAGTTACAGCAGTGATAGCACCGTCAGTGACCGTTGCGGTTGCAATGGCAGTAGTGCCAACACCAACACCAATGGACTTAGGTGCGGCGATTGAGATTGCTGTAGAAGACCCAACATAACCAGACCCACCACTAACAATATCGAGTGATGAAATTGTGCCAGCAGCAGAAACAACAGCGGTGATTGCAGCAGCAACTGGATTACTATTTGTAATTATCAGTGCATCAAATTCATTGATGACGATTGCGGATTCATTTTCCTCATAATTAAAGAATCTGGCATCATCCAGGAAAATTTCAGTGTCAGTTGTTGAGAAGTCAGAAATAACTCTTGCTGTTGGATAGACTTGAGTTTCAATGGAATCTCTAGACTTGTAGATGTATTCGCCACCGACATTGATGTCTACTTTCTGCTTTGTCCAAGAAAGTGGTTTGAAGTTGGTGCTATCAACGCCAGGTCCAGGATAGATGTTTGTTTCCAGTCTATCTGATGCAGGAATGCTATAAACAGTCCTTGGGTCTTGGGCAACAGTATCATCGATAGAATTACTCTTTCTGATTTCTACAATATCACCAATCTTGATGGTTTCATTAACTTCAACTTCAGAACTGTCAGTGCCTCTGGTGCCTCTGTAGAAGAAGATGTCAATATTCTCATCTGCATCAGGAGCTTCAGTGAATGTGAATGATGTGCCACCTTCGAAACTGTAATGTACTCCTGGCTCTTGTATTACACCATTGACGAATATCAGCAAGATAGAATCAAGGTCGATTTCAGAAGACTGTGCATCATCTGGGTCAGTTTCAAAACTTACCAACTGACTGTTGTAGTAAAGTGGGAATCTAGTCCTACTTCCGTTTTGAAGATCCTTGATTGAGTCGATAAAGTCGAGTTGACCAAACTGCCATGCAGAGAATGAATCCGTGAATGTATCAATAACGGTCAATTCGAAGTCATTGTCTGGTGCTGAAAGGTTTCTATCAGTTACAAGACCAACTGGTTTGAATACATCACCCTTTCTGAAGGAATAACCTGGTCTGGTAATCTTGAATGAAGTTACTTCAAACAAGGTTGACCCAATACCAACGCTAGTTGATGCTGCACCAACTTCGAGTGAAAGGAGAAGTCCTACACCAGTTTCTGTAGTAGCACCTATTCCAAGTCTAGAAACACCTATAACCTCAAGATTTTCGTATGATGGCTCAGATACAAATACTGATGGATTTGAATATCCTGTGCCACCAGCACCAACTGTGAATGAAAGTGTGCCGCCAGCACCGACAGTAGCGGAGATAGATGCAACATCACCAACATGATTTTCTTCGAATACGCTGATGCCGATAGAAACAATTCCGTTGTAACCAGATCCAACAATATCAGTTGCTCCAAGACCAACCGATACAATAGATCCGCCAGCACCAACAACTGCGGTTACTGATGCACCAACCAGAGGTGCAAATCCAAGACCAGATGTAGATCCAAGAGATACGATTACGCCGCCTCTTGGCAACTGATTTTGATTGACATCATAGTCAGAAAGAATCAAATTTCCACTATCATTGGTTATGCCCGTGAATACTGCACTGGTGATACCTGACGACTCAGTAAAACTGTAGTTGTTTCCAAGGTTGTTTGTAGTTGTTGGAGTTTGGAATACATCATTGATAAAGAGGACGCCGCTTCCAGTTTCAATACCAGTGGTATTTGCTCCACCAACTGTCAGTCTGTAAGTTGCACCAATTCCAGTAAAATCTTTAGAGATATTATCAAAGATTTTGTTAGTTGTGTAATCATTTCTCAGATAAACACGACCACCAAATGACGCTTCTGGGAATGGTAAGTTGCTAGAGTCGCGGTTAGCACCAGTATTACCTCTTGGTGCTTCAGTGAAGTGAATATCACTTCCTACAATATTGAATGACCCAAGGTAAACTCTTGCCTCAGTGCCATCAGTGTGTGTAGTTGCCGAAGATCCTACAAATCCTCGGATACTCTTAATAAGATTGACTGACCCAGTGCCAGTGATTGGACCATCAGTTGTTGTGCCGATGCCGACAGAATCAACCTTAACATACTCATCATCAATCTTAAGAAGGTCTCCAGGTAAGATAGATGAGATTCCAGAAACTGAGAAGTAAGTATCTGCTGCACCAATGGACCCACCATTATCACTCAAATCAACAATTACTGAAGTGAATGAGATTGGACTTTGGACAACACCGTTGATAGAGACCAACGACTTCTCCATCTTCTTAAACATTTCAAATCTGTGGGCGTTTCCGTCTCCACCAGAGTTGAATGTTACTGCAGTGCCAGCGTTTGCATTTGCTTCACTGGTAGCAACTCTAAACTGATTTGAGCTGACTCTGATTGCATACAATTCAGTGGATATTCCAGTGCCAGAAGAATCAAGGATTCTGCTTACGGTAGCACCATCGAAGGAAGACCCTGGAGTGTAAGTCAATCTTTCACCAGTTCTGAAGAAGTGGTCTGCTACAGTAAATGTGCCAGTTCCCAATTCCAATACATCAGTATCAGAAGGCTCAATTGTCTTCTGGAAGATGGGGACATCATCATGCTTCAGAGTAAATTGTGTCTTATTAACTCTATCGCCATTGATTGCATCATAACTAGCAACGATGTGAGATTCTCTGACGCTACCATAAACCAGGTCGAGTGGAGTATTATTCAAATCACTTTCTGTCTGAATAAACTCACTGAATGCCTGAATAGAAATAGTATCGGTAATTCCAGAATCTGGGTGGAATCTGACGACCAGGTTAGCACCATCAATATCGGAACTAAAGGTGCCGATACCAGTATTACTCTCCACAGACATGAATGGATACTGCAGAATGAAGGTATCAGTTTGGTCATGTGTGACCAGTATCTGATGAAGTGCAGATGTTATACCGTAACCAACTCTGACAGAAGACTTCAGTGATGTGACATCAGTCCTGGATACTGAGAATATCGTTGTGATGCCAGAAGCATTAACAAAGTCACTGTGGAAGCGGACTGTCTTCTCACTTCCTTCAGGTTGTCCAGCACTCAAGAATCTGTAAGTGCCAATTCCACTAGCAGTAGTGCCAAATCCAACAATCTTGGAGCGGACAAATACATCAGCACCTTCAGTATTTTCAAAGTCAATAGAGATAACACCAGAATCTATATCTGCAGTAAATGTGCCGATGAAGTTGGAAGATTCTGATTGGGAGTTGTCAAGGTAGTATTCAGAAATGAAGGTGTCTGTGCCGTTGTGGTCAACAAACATCTCAACATAATTCATTTCATTGGTTGTCAAATTCTCTACTTCTGCATTGATGAAGAATGATTCTGTAGAAGAAGTTGTAGCACTAATGATAGTTTCTGTAGTTGCTGCTGCAACTGAAACATTAGATCCAGTCAGATTAACAAATCCAATGGTTTGTGTGCCAATACCAGCAAGAGATGAGGAGAAGTTGTCTCTCAGAATCTTGATATCATAATCCGAATCATACAACTCAGTTGGAGTAAATCTAAGAGTAAGAGCACCAAACTCTGAAATGTTTCCAGCAACATCAGATATTCTTTCTTCACCACTTGAAAGCATTCCCCTTTCAAAGGTAATAATCTCGCCAGACTCAGTTGGAAGAGTAATGATTTCTGAGATTTGTCTTTCAGTGCTATCTGGATTGATAGTTTGAATCAGGAATCTATTATAACCATCGTTGATACTGTAATTTAAAACATCAACAAACAAATCAGCATCACCTTCATTTGAGAATTGTGAGCTAATATTGTCCATAAACAATACTCTGTTAGACAGACATCTAATGTAGTCTGCTAACTTCTTATTTTTCAATTTAATATATTTGGATTTCTCAGGACTATTAGTAACAGTATCAATATCAACACTCAAATCAAAATCGTTAATAGTATCAACTCTTTGCTCAGAAATAATATCGACAAGAGAAAGTGTTGTTGATTGTGATGTTGTACCAATGCCTGCTTTAGTGGTATTAACAATTTCGGTGTCAGCGAAATTCTTAAGTCCTGCGGTATGAAGAAGTCTATTTACAGGATTTACCAGGTCTTCATATTCAATTGGACTCTTGATGGTGTAAGAGAGATTTTGGAAATAATCGTTATCTGGAGTTACCTGATAATCTTGATTGAGTTTTCCAATATCATTCGACCATCCAAGATTCTTTCTAGTTGAATAATCAATCTTGAATATACCCTTATTGTCAACAAGAGACTTGATAGTTGCTTCAGCACCAGAATACTTTCCACGAATTACTTCATCTTGACTGAGTTCATAAGTGCCAAATACCTTGATAGAATCTTCAAGGTCTTCTTCAATAATCAAATCTCTTTCTACATAAACTCCACCTTCGAGTGTCAGTATATTTTCGGAGATGATAAATCTTGCAGATTCCTGAGTGATTTCGAAGGTTGGATAATCTTCTTCCTTAATAATGGATGCATAGAGATTTTGGACGGTGACCGCTACACCAGGATTTGATGTAAAGTCGGAAATATTAAACTCTACTCTAGCAGGGTTTGAATTTGTGTAAGAGGAGACAGTGAAGAATTTATATCCAAGGTCTGTTGAGTTGTGACCATCTCCAGAAGTGCCATACTTTCTAATACCCTCAACAAAGATTTTATCGCCAACACTGAATGGTGCGGTGGAGAATCCTAGGACTGGTGTTGCGATATAGCAGGTTACCAATCCAGCAGATGATGAATATGCACTCTGAATACCAATACCATTACTATTATTGATTGCATAAACTTTATTGTTGATTTGAGGAAGTCCTCTAGGCGACTCCAGAATATCAACAGAGAATACTGCAGAGCCTTGGACATTTGCTTCTAAGACACCGCTTGAATATGCCTCACCAGTATTTGGATTTACGATAACCAAATCTGGAGCAGATGTGTAGTTTTGACCACCAGATACAACAGAAATACCTGTAACAATATCTCTATTGATGAGATTGATTGTTGGCGAAATGAATGCTTCAGGATTGAGGGTCTTATCAGCAGAGAAGTCAAATCCAGCATCATCAACAGACACTTCCTTTACTCTACCAATAGTATTGGATGAAGGAATAATGTCAGCACCCGTTCCATTGGTAGAAGTAATTCTCAAGAATTCTGGAAGTTTCTTATAGTTGTTTCCTCCAGAGATAATTCTCATAGACTTGACGCCACCACTTGCTGTAGTAGAAGTTGTGAAATACTCAAGAGTATCAACATCATCCTGAGTGTATGAGAGGAATTCAGGAGTCTTCTTCAGTGCTAACTTGAATGTAGTTGTGCCAATACCGAAGACTTCATAACTTCCATTATAAACACTATTATGGAATGAAATCTGAGAGTTATTCTTGACAGAATTGTCTGCAGTCGTAATGTATCCACTTTTCTCAAGAGAGTAGTATAAGATAGAAGGAAGACCATCACTATAATTCAAAGTCAAAGCAGCATTCGTTGAGACACCAACAGTGCCAACACCAGTTACACTAAACGATGTAGTGGATCCAGTAGAAACCAACTCATTATAATAGTTACTGTCTTCGAAAATCTTAAACTTATAATCTTCCAGAGATGAATCTGTCAGGTCAAATTTGAGACTGTTATTTCTATCAATTCTGATTTGTGGATTGATTGGGGAAATCTCCTGACCAGAACCACCAGTAGAAGCAAAACTTACTACAGTTGGTGGGTTGGAAACAGCATCATAATGTGTCTCTGCCAGTTGAATTGTGTCATCATCAACTTTATAAACAAAGTAAGATCCAGTTGAAAGACCAGAAATCAAAGTATTTGATGAATCGTAGAATACTTTGTTTCCTGTAGCAAACTTATGATTACTCAGTGTAATCTCATTAGAAGTTGTATTAACACCAACAGAGGTAAATCCTACTGTATTCAACAGCAACTTATTATGAGTTGAATTAAATTTGACAGAAACTGGTGTAGTTGATCCAATACCAACAACCTGCTCTGGTTTTACGCTCAGAGTAATAGTATCACCCTTCTCTAAAGAGTGTGAAGTTGAGACGGAAACTGTAGAAACAATCTTCTCAACCTTTGCAGTTACCTGAGTATGGTTGGTTTCAAGAGCATAGCGATAGTCAGTGCCATCGTTATTTGCAGTGAAACTTCTAAAGAATAGACCATTTGTGTTTGTGGTCAAACCAACAGAAGTTGTAAGACCGATATAATCCTTAGACTTATTGATTACAAACAGTGTTTCAGGGAGGTCAAAGGTGAAGCTAGACTCAGTGCTGGATACTGAGACTTGATTTGCTCCAGATGCCTTAGAGAATGTTACCTGCTGAGAGGTTTTGAATGGGTGATTTGGAAGATAGATGCTTTGGGTTGGGATTGATATTGTGCTAGTTACTACACCAACAGTGTATTCTGAAGATACAGCAATACCAGCAGTAGACCCAATACCAACAGATTGAGTTGGATTGAAGTATACTTTCTCATTCAATGATGATTCAAAGTATGGTAAGTTGACAGATACGCTCAGTTTTCCATCAAGGATAGTTGCTTCTGTAGATGCAGTGTGAGCGGTGCCTGTGACGCCTCTCAGGGTCCTTACAACTTTGTTTTGGGGGAATATATTCAATACGGAAAGTTTCTCCGTACCGATTGCCACAGTAGACCCAACTGACAGACTTACTGGAATTCTTGCAACATAGATGTCAGTAACAACACCAGCAGTTGCGTTGCTTGGAACTTCTGATACAAGATATGTGGTCTCTGAAGAAATTGCAACAACATGGGACTTTGCAAGACCATTAACGAAAGTTGAAAGACCAGAAACAGTTACGCTATCTTCATTGGAGATTTGATGGAGTTTGTTATCAATGTGCAGAGATACTGAATTTGCATTCTCCCATACAACTTTAACCGACTCGTAAGTATCAACCACTGTTGTAATGTCAGTGATTGATTTGCCTTTGATGCTTCTCACATCAGCACTGATTCCACCACCATTAGTATCGGTATTATCAAATACTGCAACATCACCAACTTTATATCCATCTCCAGCCTCATTGACTGTGAGATTAGTAACTGACCCTTTGCTGATTGATTCGATTACTGCATTCTGAATAAGAGCTTCGTTTGCCTCATTGATAAAGTCATTATCAGCAAAAGCATCTGCCACTTTATATGGTAAGGTGTTTCTTACCAATTCAGAATTATTAAAGTCAAATGTCTGATTTAAGTTTTGCTCAACAGGCAGTGAGTGGTAGAAGTTTCCAATAAAGTATGGGAATTGTGGTGCTCTATCCGATGTAGCAACTGTAGCGTGATATGCATAGACACCGTTAGGGAATTCTGGCGTCTTTTCAAATCTACCATTGTATTCATCAAGGTCTGCAGAATTATTGTAAAGATAATCTTCTACAAAGAAACCTGATGTGAATGAAGATGGTCTATCAACAACATTTGAAGTTGAAGCAGTATATCCAGATTGAAGTAGTTTTACTGTAGAGTTTACATCATCAGCATCCGTATATCCATAGGGACCGTAGATTGGGTTGCCATCAAATGCCCATCCAATGATTGGTGAGTGCTGATTTCCGTCATCACCAAATACATCATTGCCGATTGAAGTTGAATATCCAACATATGCATACTCAAGACCCTGAGCATTGTCTGGATTTTCAATAACAATCTCAGTATCAAACTTACTAAACTTATTAACAGTAAGGTCTCTTACTGATGCTTCAAGGATAGCATTCCTTCCATTTGGAGATACAGTGATAGTTGTGTCACTACCATATCCAATTCCAGGATTGACAATGACAACACTGGTAATCTTACCAGAAGAAACAACCGCTCTGAGTTTTGCTCCTGCACCAGCACCCTTTACAGTCAACAGTGGAGCAGATGTATACTCAGTGCCAGCATTTGCAATGACAACACTGCTAATCTTACCTGAGGAAATGATTGGGGTTAACTCTGCATCCTTTCCAATTTCCACAGAAACATTTGGTCTCTTGTGGAAGTTGAGGACAGTGGACCCATATCCAGTGCCATTCTCATAAAGATTTACACTTTCAATAGAACCTCTGACGATTGGAGTGGCAGTAATACTATCTGAAGAGTTGTTATACTCTGCATTGATTGTTACTGTGATATCTTTGTATGAGAAGTTTTGATATCCTACACCAGCAGAAGTAAGATTGATGTGCTTTCTTCTTGTGAAGTTGGTTTGAGTGTCGGTTAAACGGAATGTATCATCATCGACACGTATGACATAATACTCATTACCACTAGTCAGTCCACCAATGACAGTGCCAGCAGTAGTGTAGACAACTAAATCGCCATCAGCAAAACCATGATTTTCTGTTGTAATAGTATCCTCAATAGTTGATACTTGTGATGGACTTGCAATCAGTCTCTTATTAGTATATCCACTACCAGGATTTAAGACTTTGATTGAAGTCAAAGTCTTTCTTGCCTCAAAAGTCTTAAACTTGTGAGTGCCTTGTGAAGTTGCTGAAGTGAAACCTACGGTGTTAATACCAGACTGATAAGACCCGAAGGATTGGTACAGTTTGATATTAGTTGAATTAACTACCTCTGCATAATATACAGACCCACTAATCAGGGTGTTTCCAGTTGATGCATTACTTCCACCATAGCTTCCAATGCCGATAGCAGTATTGCCATTTCTATTATAGACAATGGCATCGCCATCCTCTAAGTTGTGATTTGATGGGAATACAATAACATCGTTAGTAAAGTCAATAGACCCACCGATTACGGAAGAGCTTCCATTAAACTCAACTTCTCTATATCTTGTTTCTACGATTGGTTTTAAAACTGCACCACTACCATTACCACCTTCGATTGTTACTGAGGTAACATCTTTGATATCAAAACTTTGTGGGTCAACAATAATATCTTCAACAACACCAGATACAACAGGTCTGACTAAAGCAGTTGTTCCTGAAGCAGGTGCTGAGATTTTGATTGTTGGTGGATTGATTACATCATATTCTTTACCACCATTGTATACATCGACAGAAGATACAGGACCATAGTAAATCTTATCTTCAGACTTATAGTTTAATACCTCAACACCATTAACCAGAAGACCTGTGGACCCTGGAAGAGTTTCGGTTTTGTTTCCAATCTTGATATTTTTCTCTGCTGGAAACTTCTTAAGCAGTTGCTGAGGATATACCTTCTCTACTTTCTGCTCAACTAAGACAAAGGTGTGGGACCCTGTTGTGGTTGTTGAAGTAAATTCTGCAGGAGTATCGATGTCAACCAGAGAGTGTGACAGATACAGTTTGATTTTATTCTTTGCAGGAAGAACTCTGACATAATACTCACCTTCTGGTAATCCAGAGAGAGCAGTGCCTGATGCTGAGTAATATACTTTGTCGCCAGTTACAAAGGGGACATCACTTCCAAATGAAAGGATGGTATATTTCTCAGTGTTGGAGTTGTATCCTTGCAGAGCACTACTGGTAGCGGATGCTAGTGTTGCTTTCTTTACATCTTGTGTGATTTCGTAAGATGGTAAAGAGTTGGATGCAACATAGAAGTACTCATCTTTCTCATTATAAACATTCTGGACATCACTAGTAACCAGGTCATCGCCATACAAAACTGGTGTGCCACTACTGCTAGCAGTCTTTAACTTTCTTCTGATAGTATAATTCTTATCAGTGTCTTCAGTAAAACCTGTAAGATTGTTTAGAGTTACATCATGTCCAGAAATACTACCAACAGTAGCATCAGAGTGTGCAACCGTTTCCGTATTACCCTCAAGGATATCTACAGTATCACCTACAGCAAGACTTGACTTATCAATATCAGACCTCAATTCAAAAGTCGATCCACTGATACTCTTTACTTGATATCTGGAGCTGGTGTTGTAAATCCAAGAGTTTGCAAAGATTTGCTTGAATGATGCATCAGACTCTGGATTGGTAATCTTCTCACCAACATTCTTGACATATACTCTCTGACCTTCTGAAGAAAGAAGAACATCACTCTTCAATTCAAAATCAGAGATTACGCCTGTCAGACGGATTTCGACTTTCTTACTGGTGTCTCCGTTTTCATAACCGACAAAGACTTCACTGGTCCTGATTTCATCCTTTACATCAATTGCAGTATCAACACCACTACAACCTAAGAACTGGTTTACAGTCTTTCCAGTGTATGTTACAGTATTGTCACCAGAAATCAGAGTGCCACTAGCATTAAAACCAATCGTAGAATCTACGGTGATGATAGAAGACCCAACAGAAACACTGTTGATTACATTAGTCTTTGGTTGAATATTGAAAGTGCCTTCGATTAAATCTCTATCGTTGTATCCAACAAACAGATTTAACTTATAGTAAGTAGAAATTCCAGACCTGGTAAAGATTTCTACTTCAGATACCGACCCCTGAGTTTCTTCATCAGTCGATTTCTTGATAGTTTGACCAATAAGTTTGGTTGGGTCGCCAGAAATTCTTTCTGCTACAACAACTTCTCTTCTCAAATATTCTGCTGTAGAAGGCTTGAGAAGATAATCTTCAAGGTCAACAACCTTTGGAGTTACACCATACAGTGCATTGAAGAGAATTCTGTATGATTCCTCTGTGCCCTTTGACTCATAGAGACTTCTTGCCTCTTTGACAAAGTTGTTTACATCTAAGTCACTTGTGAAAGCAACATTCTCCAGACCTGGTGTCAGAGAATACTTGAGTTTTTTATAAAACTCTTGCAGAAACTTAGCACTAAGGTTTTCAACCTTGGCACCAGAAGTGTGCGCTGCGTTGCTGGATGAGGAGAATATTAATTCTTCTGGATTGTCATCAGTCCTATAGGAAGTAATACCACTAAATCCTCTTACACATCCAGTGAAAGAGTTTGTGGTGATACCAGTATAAGTGAAAATTTCACTGTCAATCTTAAACAGACCATACTGTTCAGGGAATCCCTTCGTCGATGCTACCTCAACTGTATCAGAAGAAGTAGTAATATCTGAAGACAGGGTAGTCTGACCAGTGATAACATCTGGTGAGAGGTTGTCTAACTTGAGATATTGGTCAAGGTTATTAGCAAGGTCTGCTGGAGCACCTTGATATTCCTGAGAAATATAATACTGCTTTAAAAAGTCTACTGCCTTTGGGCTTTCGGAACGTAGAAATTCGGGTAATTGGTTCTCAATAACTTGCTGAACTTTTACCCTCGTCTCAAATCCAGTTTTTATCATCTTATACCCTCTTTAGTTCTCCGTTTAAGTAACTAGAAGTAACTTTGTATCCGACGCCAGAAATCTGTTCGCCAGAGCTAATCGTATCCTTAACCATATTTATGGTGCTATCGGCAACAGAAAAACTCAGATATAGGTCTTTGAGACCGATTACATCGTTAGATTCTGGGTATGCCTGAATCTCAATAATATTGTTTGCTGCTGTCGTAGATGTGATGTTAAGTGTATTGATGATAATCTCACCTTTTGCATAATCTACAGTGCCTGCAGACTTAACAATGACCTTATATTCACCAGTTTCCTCATTCTCTTGCACAACTGAAATGACACCCATGTTGCCAGTTGCATCTGGAGTATCAGTGAAGTAGAATGTGCCACTTCTTCCTGCAAGAGTAAACCCAGTGCTCTTGATATTCAGACCACCAGACTTCTTGTAGAAAGTATTTCCAAAGCACAACTCATACTGTGCAGACTGATTAATAAGTGCTTTCAGGTTTCTTCTGATAATAACACGGGTTACATTAGATGTAATCGCATTATCAACATTATCAATCGTCTGTCCAAGTTTACTATACTTAAATCTACCACCAAACTGATTGATGTTTGATGTGGAGAAAGTATTCAGGGTATCTACAATTCTAGACTTCAAGTCATTGACATTAGAAACCTGAGCATTATTGTAGTAAACTGCAGAGTCAATCTCAACATAAAGGACCTTAAGGTCTACAATCTGCTGATTGATGCCTGACAGTGAGTAATTCTTTAACTTACTCAGAATATTATTCTTGTCGAAGTCAGAGACATAATCACCATTCTTTGGTTTGATGCTGATGATTACATTACCAAACTGTGGTGGGTCTAACTCTTCACCACCAACAACAGAGACTGACTCAGTGTTGGGGTAGATGGATTGGATAATCGCTTCGTAATCGCGTGCTGTAACCGCCCTGTACTGCGATGAATAGATTCTTGGGGCAAAGTATTTGATTGAGTCAATAGACTCAATGTCGCCGCCATTAGAGGCAGCACTGGTGGTGGTTACAGATGCACTGGAAAGTGCAATAACATTGTTAGATGAGTCAACAACACGACCTGAGAAGGCAAAATTCGATGGTCCATTACCATCTTTACCATCGGTGACGATGTATGAGACCGTAATGACTGACTGATTCTCTAATTTCTTGCCAAAGAAACCGTCACCAAACAGCAATTCATACTTTTCGTCCTGAACTTC